CACCTGTTCGCGGTTGACCATGGGATGCTGGTGCATAACTCCAACCCGCCACCAGCTCACCGCTCGGTCTATGCCCCGTCCTGCGAAGCCATCATCTGGGCTACGCGGGGCGACAAGTACACCTTCAAGCCCTGGAGCAATGCAGGCACGGGCGAGGCACACAACCACATTGACCATCCCATCTGTGGCGGGAACGAGAGGCTGGCCCACCCGTTCCAGAAGCCCCTGGCCTTGGTGCAGCGACTGGTGGACAGGCACACGGACAAGGCGTCCATCGTGTTCGACCCGTTCATGGGGACTGGGACGACCATCGTCGCCGCGGCCAAGCTCAACTTGCGAGGCTCGGGTGTCGAGAAGGAGGCCAAGTTCTGTAGGATGGCGGTTGCCAGACTGGCCTCGACGTAGTTGCAATGGCACGGCAGCGGATGGGCGGTCGCCACCTCTCCCTCCCCACTGCCGTGCCATTGCTCAAAGGCTGACCATGCACAACATTAGGATGGTACGGAAGCTGGACCCAGGAGAGTTGGTAGCTATCCCCTTTGGCCGCGTCTATACCCAGGGCATCATCGGCCTTGACCTGTCCCTGAGAGGACCAGGGCTCGCGGTTCTACTGGACGGTCAGCTCCACCGCGCCTCGGCTTGGACCGACCTCAAGGGGCTACAGAAGGACTACTGTCACTTGTTGTCGTGGTTCAAGATGGCCAAGAACACCGAGTCCGACAGACAACACCGCATCGATATGATCGTGAATTGGGTCTGTGGCGCGGTGGTTGAGGCGGGTCGAATGGCGGAGTCCGTCTGTGTTGCGTTGGAGGGCTACGCCTTCAGCAAGCGGTCGACCGGGCTAAGTGACATCCACGAGCTAGGTGGAGCGGTCAAGGGTTGGCTGTGGTCGAGGAGAGTACCGTACCGCACCTACGACCCCTTGACGGTCAAGCTAGCGTGGACTGGCAAGGGCAATGCGGAGAAACGAGACATGCTTGAGGCATGTGGTAGGGCATACCGTGACCTTTGGGTCGGGGTTGGTAAGTCGGGCGCACCTAGGCACTTGCTCGGTCTGGCCGAGCTAGCGGAGCGGGACGAGATGGCAGCAAGCAACATAGCGGACGCTGTTCTCATCGCTGCCTTGTTGCACGAGGAGCTGGAGTTGAAGGCTGGCCGCTCGAGGCTCGACCGTCTAGACCCCAGCCTGCGGCGGGTGATGATAAGGACGACCAAGAGTGAGCCGGAGGCACTGGTCAGTCGGCCATTCATAACTATGGAGGCAGCATCTCCACCGCAGCCTATCCTAGTCAGACCGTGACTGGTACACTGCGGTTGCGCGAGCAGGAGCAGACATGACGGTACCCGAATCCCAGACAATGCAGGAGCTGGCGTATGGGATTGTGAAGGAGCTGGTTGACTACCCAGAAGGGGTAGTGGTCCAGCAGACCGTATCCGACGGTGGGCAGACCATCGTGTTGACGGTGAGGACGGCCGAGGGCGACATGGGGAAGGTCATCGGCAAGCAGGGGCGCAACGCACAAGCCCTGCGAACGATCCTCGAAGCGATAGCCGCTAAGCACAAGCACCGGGTGGTGATGGAGATCGCGGAGGATGGGAGCAGGGGCAGGAGGTATGGACGATGATCAACGTGGATGCCGCAATCAAGCAGGCGGGGGTCGACGGCATCTTGCTGGAGATGCGGGCGGGGATGCCAACGTGCGGGGTATGGCCGTCAAGGTCGTCCTCCGACATCCTCGGGATATGCATCCACCAGAATGCAGGTGGGTCCGACCCTCACGTGACAGCCGCTTACCACACCAGCCAGAACAACCACATCACCCCGGGCAGGCCTCTGCCCTCCATCTGTTACCACATCGCTATCACGGATAGCGATGACCCAGCGTGGCTGGTGGCCAACCCACTGTGGCGAACGTATGCTCAGGGCTCGCCGTCACCGGGTGACGAGAACCTGCACCTGCTGTCGGTTGTGGTGATGGGCAACTTCGATGGGCCAGGGCACCAGGGCAAGCAGGCTGCACCGACCCCTCGTCAAATGGGGGCGTTGGATGCTGTGGTCTTGTGGGCACAGCGGGTTTTCTCCTTCACCGACTCTGGGATGTTCGGGCACTACCATTTCGGGAAAGCTTCCTGCCCAGGTTATGCTATCCAGGAGTGGATCGAAGCCCGTCGTGGCGCATGGGCAGCCATGACGCATGGGTTAGGTTCTCCCCTGCAATGGCAGCTTGCACTGCTACGATGGGACTTCCACTGCCTGCCTAAGTACGGCGCCGACGGCGACTGGGGAGATGAGAGCAAGGCGGCCCTGTCCTTCTTCCAGCGAGCCCACCATCTCAAGGTCACGGCGGTACGCGATCCATTCACGGAACTGGTGCTCCTTATGAGGTACCCTGCTAGGTGACTAACATGCGAAGCTCGGACAAGGTCAACTTGATCGGCAAGGTGAGGGAGCTACTCGAGGAGAACCTCAAGCTGCGGTCAAGGATCATGGAGCTGGAGAAGCAGGCTCTGGCCAGGGAGTGGGCGGAGGAGCCGACGGCCAGGGAGACCACGGGAAAGATCTTGCGCCCGAACGTGCGGGTGCTCGCGGTAGATGAGGAGAGTGATGGGTCAGGGACGGGTGATTGACCAAGACCGGGACTCGTCCACATGAGCAAGGGGAAGCAGGATGGTACGCAAGCGCAAGCGAAACAAACTGGCAGAGCAGGCCGAGGACTTGGCCATACAACAGGCGATGTGTCACAAGGCCCAGCACAGCGTCCTGGAGTCCTACCAAGTATTTGATGGGTTGCAACGTGGCACCCATCCATTATCAGCGACGGAGATCAAGGAGCTGGCACGCCGACGCCCGTCGCTGTGGGCGCGGTTCCTTGCATGGTCGAGAGCATGACGCCTCACACCGTGCTAGCCGCGATCCTCTTCCTGGCGCCCCACCTTGGGATGGGAACGGCGCGGCTCTACAGTCGCCTCATCAGGACGGAAGCATCACGCTACCACGTTGACCCCATGCTAGTGGTGGCGATCATTCATGTGGAGACGGCGAAGACCTGGGACCCGGCTCTACGGTCAGCAACGGATGACCGCGGGTTGATGCAGGTCCACGTCTCCGCCAGTAGCAACCCAGGGCTGGTGGGGCGCGAGGACATCCTGTTCAACCCAAAGGTCGGCATCCATTATGGGGTGAAGACGTTGGCTATGTGGCAGGCATTCCACAAGAGGGCTTGCCTGGTAGAGTGGCATCCGTACTGGGGTCACTATCAGTATGGCTACCTCGTCCGGTCCTTGGCGTGGTCGTGGAAGGTGCGGGAGCTGTACCTCAAGCTACAGGTCAAGGCTCTCAACATGATGATGGTGGTACTGGAGGAGCATCCAAGCGCCAAGGCTGTTGGAGAGTAGATGGCGAGGCGTAGGAAGTCAGCCGTCTTCCTACCCAGGGTACTGGGGCTGACCCCATACCCATGTGAGGCGACGGTCACAGGAGACCCCGACCGTTGCTTGACGCGGGTTTGGTCTTGCCCGGGATACCACGTATGCCTCAGTGTTACATGCAAGACCAACTGGAGAAGCTTCACCTGCCGTGCATGCCCTGTATTCCAGAGGTACTGGGCTGCGGGCTCATCAATCGTGCAAAAGGTAGCCAGATGAACAACGAAGGACACGCGAGGCTGTTGTCAAGTAGCATCAAGGGCGAATTCATGGTGTCTCAATCCCAGCGACGAAAGGCGATGTTGGAGTTCAGGGAGTGGAAGTCAGAGCTGGTCAGGATGATCAAGGAGGGTGCGGCGCTGGTCTTTGGGCCTGACGGTGCTTACCAGTTTGTCCTGCCTCCTCGTCTAGTCAAGTTGGTGTGGGACACAACGATCAAGGAGCGGGTGAGGATGGAGCGAAAGCAAGGGGAGGGTGCAGAGGTCCGAGCCATCGATGCACTGAGACAAGAGGTCAACGAGACCGTTGCCCGGGAGCTGAAGGATGAACGAAACACAACGGCAGTGGCTGACAAGGAAGGCCACGACGCTGGCGGAATGTTACCGGGCAGTGCTCCTGGCGATGCGGGTGGCTAGCAAGCCGGAGTTTGTGCTGGCTGATGTGTTGAGGGTGCTGCCACTGTCACCGCCTACCATGCAGAAGTACCTCCGTCACCTGAGCCGTGTTGGGTTGGTAGCAACACGTCCCAGTACCACTGGAGCTGTCTACTCCCTGACCGCAACGGGTATGGAGCTGGCCAGCTTGCTGTTGGAGAAGTGCAACCAATGGATGACAACACCAAGCAACACCTGGTAGCCCTCGGCCTCGATGCCATAGCACGCTGGCTTGAGGGCCCAGCCCCACCATGCCCTGAAACAGCCCAGGTGCTCTGGCAGAGCGTGATACCCGCTGTCCTTGATCTGGAGGTAGCCAAGCTCCACAGCCAGTCCAGGAAGCTCCTACGCCTTGCTATGACCATGTCTGGGATGCCAGACGGCGAGGTGGATAGACGAGAGAAGGAAGACTCCATCCCTGAGACATGCGCCCTCTGCCCCAGTGTCCGGCCTATCTACTCTTATGGCGAATACAAGTTGTGTTGCTTCTTTGACGACGTGGTCGTGGGTGAGCCCCTTGCCGTGATTGACCATGTGACGGCATTCCACCAACCAGCTAAGATGTCGAAGGATGCACTGCTTGAGCAAGTAGTTGAGCAACCCCCGCCCGCCTGGTGCCCCCTCAGGTCCCATGTCCCACTATAAGTTGCGATACAAGCGTACCTGCCGTTACTGTCTCAAGGAGTTCCTGGCCAAGATGCCCCACACCGAGGTCTGCTATGAGGAGGAGTGTCAACTCATGCGGCGCCGCATGGACAGACGCAAGCAGACGGCAAAGGCTAGCCCTCCCGAATAGGGCTTGACAAGAAGAGATCCACGGCTACCTTGAGCTTGTGGGCACGTCACTCAACACATGCGGCAGGCTTGACAGACTCTTCCTGCTCCTCCGCAATGTCTACCTGGACGCGGATGACCAAGAGGTTTGGATGCTTGTCCGCGCCTGCGCGAGATGGATCAAGGTTGGCTGGGAAAGCGACCGTTCCACCTGACCGCGTACGGGGCGGGTGGGCCCCGCCTGTGGCGCACCTCAGTAACGGCTGAGGTCACGCCTAGTTCCCCATACACAACGGCTGAGGCTTGGCCAGTGTCAAACGGCTTGCAGCTGAACACGTCCAGCATGAATGCTAGGCGCAACGGCCAGCCATGCAATGCGATGTGGGAGGTCGTGATCTGGGCAATGACAGACCACCCACCCTCGTCCTCTTCACTGTCCAGCTTCCCAGGATCTACTGGGACCCGCATCGCCACAGGTCGCTGAAGGTATCTCATGCTCAAGGCTAGGACCAGAGCATCGAACATCTGACAAACAACCCCAGGCTCCAGTGACGCTTCCTTCTCCACGTAGCCGTCCATGGTCATGTGGACACCAGCAATGTCTCGCATTGGTGCACCTCCAAAGAGTTGATCGCCCATAGTCGCACACCTACCCCTGACGTCAACTACCCTGGACCACACGCCTCCCAGCCTGTAGACTGCTCCTTGTCAATCAAGGAGTCCACACATGCCTCGAGTCATCAAGTCCCGTGCTCTACTTCAGAGGGAACGTCAACACCTCGTCCTCACCATGTACGCTCAAGGAAAGACCCCAGACCAGATAGCCCTTGACCTCAAGATGGGCGTTGGTGAGGTAACCGCTGACATTGGTCAGGCGACCGATCGTCTCCTCTCCCACTTCACCTGCCCACCACAGCACACCTTCATCCGATACGCCGTCTTCAACCTCTCCATCATTCGCAAGCTCCAGCAGATCATTGAACGCTTTGAGACCGACGACAAGACGGTGCAATACAACTCCATCATCTCTGCCCTCAAAACCCAATCAGACCTCAACGACAAGATTCTAGAGAAGGGCATCGAGTATGGGGTCATAGAACACAAACGCGTGTCTAGTGCCGTCAAGCACCCTCAAGATATCAAAGCCATGCTCAAGAAAGAGATCCTCTCCCTCTCCTCTTTGCTGGATGAGGTTGACCTGTCCATCTCGTTTCATGCTGCCAGACGCTCCTACAGGCTCAAGGAGGAGCGTAAAGAGTATGAAGCCTCCATCTCCTACTCTCCTATCGTCATAAAGCCCCTTATCGGTCCTGGCGGAGTTCTACGCGTAATCCCCGATTGGAAGTACCCTAAGAGGTCTTATGGGTATCGTGTGGATGGTCGCATGGCTGCTCTCTCCCCAGCCAAGTGTTCACCCGACCAGCAGGAGCATTTCAGAATCGCCCAGGAGATGAGGAAGCTTTCCACAGAGATTGATAAGGCACAGCTACTGGAGCCAGCAATGTCAGTTGTGGTGCCAAGAATACCAAATGCAACAAGACAACCAGGACAAGACAATCAAGAGAAGCAAGAGAAGCAAGAGACCTCTCAGGGACAACAGTGGTTAATGAAACCTAGCCTATCCCATGCTGGTCGATGAACCCCTTCTCCAGGATACCCTACACACCGTTGAAGCACCGGAGCAGAAGCCCTCTCACCAACCATCACACGAAGGTTAACCTCACACAGCCCTATCCAGAATCCATCTCCTGGCCAAATGGTGACCATCCAAGCCATTCTTCTATTCTAGGACGAGCAGCCTATCAACCCACCCACAGCCCACTACCACAGCCCTGAAATAGCCCCATATCAATCCCCACCCACTACCCTGAAATAGCCCTGTATCGAATAGGTTATTCATCCCAACAGCTTAAGCAACTTCCCTTACAGGGGTAAACGGAATAATCCACCCTACAGAAGCACAGCACTGCCCCCACCAGGATTGAATGAAACAGCCCATTCAGAGGGGAGGGGGGAGTGAAAAGTTCTAAGTCAGAAAGGGGCAGGGGGGTGGGGGTATGCCGGCTCTTGATTTACAGCGTACCCCCAGTAAAGGTACGCTACACAAGCATCAATCTGCTTTGAACAACTCAGTGTCAATGAAGTCAGCCTTGGTCAGGCCCCAGAAGTCATCAGCCAAGCCCTGTGTCACGTACCAGTAAGGAAGCCATCCATACCCATCCCAGCCCCAGCTTGCTCCCCAGCTGTTACGGATGAGCAAAGCCTGCTTGGAGTCGTCATAGCCCACGGCCATCACAGCATGCCCACCCTCAACCGAATCAGAAGGGGAGGGGATAGGTATCCACCCATCGTTGGAGATGGAGCTGAAGACAGTGAAGCCGAACATGAAAGGAAGGCCCCCAGCCAGGTGCTGGAGCAGGGTCTCCAGCTGGCTCTTCCCAGGGGTGGACAGGCGGTAGTAGCTGTAGGCTTGGAACTTGTGAGCCAGGGCATAGATGAAAGCGTCAGGCTCCCTGTCAAAGTCAGCTACTTTGTAGGGCCAGAGCTTCTCCGGGGGTGTCCCCAGCATCAGCATCGCCTGCATGGTCGTTCTCAGGTAGCATCCCTCGTCTCCCACTATCCCCACCAGCTTCCTTGCCACCTTGTAGAGGAAGCTCCTGCTCATGTCCAGGTGCTTGCCGTAGACCCTTTTCTGGAACCACTCCATCAGACCCACTCCAGCGTGAGCCGTACAGCTGCCCAGGTTTCCCTGGTCTTCAATGGGGGAGCAGTAAGGTCGAAGGTTCTTGGTTGCAGGGCGGGCTGTAGCAGCCGCTGCAAGGGGCTGGCTTGCAGCCAGGGTGCTGAAGACAGCCAGGTGTTGTGGGGTGTAGTCCCTGTGGTCGGGTAGGTCACGTCTCCATCCGAATGCTCTGCCGGTCATGTGAGGTCTCCTTTTGGGGGGATACTAGCTCAGATAGCAGGGTCAGGATAGCGGCTGTCTGATGGCACGCTGGGACGTCCAGATGGACAGTGGGGTTCACAGTTGAAGTGTGGAGTGGGGCGTGATATACGCTAGGAGAGGTGTGATACATGATTGTCGTTGTGGGGAGCAGTGTGTTTTAGACGAAAACAGGATGCTCAAAGTCTGAGCATCCTAGAAAGAGAAAGCGAATGCAGGTTCTGATACAAGGGAACAAGGTCAAGCCGAAGCTCAACCCAAAGCAGGAGAGACTGGTGGAGCTGGTGAGGGGGAAGCCCTTGGAGGCTACAGTGGAAGCACTAGCCAAGGAGATTGGGGAGACCAGGAACATCACCAGGAACATGCTGTACCGGCTGGTGAAGGTAGGCGTGTTGGTACGGGGGAAGGTCAGGGTGAGGAAGGAAGGACTGGGTAAGACGCACCTTGCAAGCGTCAACGCATACACCATCAAGGTTGGTAGCTACGTGGAGGTGGAGAAGAGTGATGCATGCTTGTAAGGAGTGCAGGTACTACCACGAGACAGAGGGCGCGGTCCACGTCACCAGGGAGTGCCGCAGGCACCCTCCGGTGATGCTGGCAGGAAGTAGCCGGGCCTTCTGGCCTGACCTGGATGATGAGGAGGACCCGTGGTGCGGGGAGTGGGAGATGAGCGCCGAGGGCATGGAGAAGGTGAGGATGGAGCATCACAGGCGTATCCAAGCCGTAGTTGACAGGGAGTTGGCACCATGGACAGATGAGGAAAAGCGGTGCCTAGATGAAGCCACCAAGCTGACCAGGAGATAAGAGGCATGAAGCCAACAGACGAGGAGCTACGTGCACGGATGCACCAGGCCATCCTCTCGGGAATGGGCCCCAGGCCCGCCATGGAGAGGACGGTCACCCGCGCGAAGAAGGAGATGGAGGCGGTCAAGTCAGAGCTGGAGCTGGAAGTGAAGCTGGAGCTATCGGTCCGGAATGGGCATGGCGGTAGGACGATCACGCGGTGGATGGTTATCAACCAGGTGCTGGTCGAGCTTGCCAAGCTCAAGGTGGAGCCAAAGCCCCTGTTGTCCATGTCCGCACAGCAGGCCGTGCCTGCCACGCTCAAGGCGTTCATTGACGGGCACGGCCAGATGGTGGTTCAGCACCTTCAGGCGTTGCAGATCAGGGCAGTGCAGGAGGGGTTGGTTGAGGTCATGGTGGACGACCCTGACCAGCTACCGGACAAGCCCCGGCTTGTGGTGAAGTGACACGACAGAAGAAAGGAGAAGCAGGATGGAGCAGAAAGTGAAAGTGGAGGTTTATGCCAGGCGGGACAGCCTGGACAAGTTCTTCCGTTACTGTGTGCATGGCGGAGAAGACGGAGACGACCCGCACCACCAGTACCTGGTGCTCAGGGTACAGCGGTACAAGGTGAAGGGGACGGTGGTTACCGTGACGCCTTACTCTGTTCTGGAGTCTGTGCTGGGCTTGCCGGACAATGTGCAGGTCATGAAACAGTGGCCAGGCCAGTGGCGTAGTGATTGGTTCCGTTTCACGGTGGGGGAGCTTAGGGCCTACTGCAAGGAGGCGAACCAATGACCACGATGAACCTCACCCGACTCCTCTTTGAGTACAGGCGGGCCCGCCGTCTCATGTGGGAGAAGTGGATCGCTCGCTGTAACGGCATGACCAATGCATGCACCAACTGTCCATCGAGCTACTGCTGTTACCAGCTGCCCCTGTCCCATCCGATTGAGGGGGTGATTGCAGCACAGTACCTCATTGACAATAACAGGCTGGCCGACATTGGTAGGGCGATGGAGCAAGGGGAAAGGCAGAACAGGATATGGCGTGACAGTTTTGACCAGTTGATAGCAGCCAAAACGACGGAGGAGTGGAGCGCGGTAGCTGGAGCTGGGGCTGAGGAGTGGTTCGAGTTAAAGGAGCCTTGTGTCTTCCTGCAAGCTGACCGTTGCTCCATCTACCCCGTCAGACCTACCATGTGCTCCACCTACTTCGTCAAGGACAGGTGCACGCATTGGCCGGGCTCGACGGAGCTTGTACCCACGGCCGATAACATGGAGGTCGTGGCGGCAATAATGGATCTGTCGGACGTGACCCTGTCGGTCCTTGTCGGTCAGCCGAGTACGTCGGTCGCGCCTACCCCATTCGCCTACGGTGTCGGGGTAGGAGCAGAGTTGTTACAGGGTAGATCGGTTAACGGCGTTGCAGTAGGAGGATAAGATGCACTACGAAAAGAACTTCCAAGTGACCGTGGCAGTGAAGGTGACCGCCCCCAACCCGCTGGACGGTGTGACTCAGGTGGTTATGGAGCAGCGGGTCATAGACTCCTTAGCGAGTGATAGGGTGTTGGACGAGCCGGGGTACGCCTGTAGCATTGTCACTGACCAACCTGAGTTGGTGTCTTGCGTGTTCTACGAGGAGCACCTGGAGCAATGCCACAAGGACCTGGCCCAGACGTTGGGCCGGATGCGCCAGTTGTACCTGAAGCGCCTGTACCGCCCGTCCCTCCCGTTGGGCCTGTCAGTAGTCCAACAGAACTGGGACACCCAGGCTCAGCAACTCAAGGGTGCGGCTGTCGTCATTGGGGCGCTCATGAGCCGTATGGGGCTCAAGCAGGTACAGCTGTCACAGGCGGAGCTGGTCGATGCCCCTGGTCCTGGTGATGTCTGGTTCGAGGACGACCCATCGGGGCAGGGGACATGGGTCAGAATCAGGCGAGAGACCCCGGCCCTAGTATTTTGATAGCCTCTGGATTGCGGCCAGGCATGCGTCTGTGATCCATACCGTGCGGTTAACCTTCGCTTCTGCGGCCGCCTCGTCTATCATGTTCACTGCCAGTGGCGGGACTCGGATCATGACGGCTACCCGTTGCGCCATCAGCTCGGTGGCCGACGTGCGGAAGCGATTGTGCTGGGCGTAAGCTAGTCGCCTTCCTGTCGCCTCCACGATCCAGGTGTTCCGGCTGATGCCTGCCTTCCTCGCCGCTTTGTTGATTCTGTCCACCAGCCCCTTCCCTAGGCGCAGCTGGACGCTCACCTTGTCGTCTGTGCTAATAGGCATGCTTTGGTCTAGCACACTGGGCGCTGGTCTGGCAAGAGGACTGCCCCCGGAATGTGTTGCAAGGCTGATTGGCATCTGGTATCAATGCGGGTATGGAGAGGACCGAGATATTCGAGCTGGACACGGAGGAAGACGTGGCGGGCTTCTGTCGTCTCCTCGTGGAGGGCAAGGACATGGCACCCAAGTCCCTCCAGTACGTGGTAGCCTTGACGGTGATACGGAGTGCCAAGGTGCGGGAGTTGTATGATGAACAAGACCGAGGAGGGCCCATTGAAGCGGGATTCCACAAGCTCCTCCTTCGGTGAGGCTGTCTGGCAATGAAAACCAACGTCCAGCATAGGGTCATGGCCCCGGCTGAGCACCAGGCCGCGCACACTGGGTTCTCCGTCTCCACCTTCGAACGGGCTAGGGCAGCCCGGAACGACATGTTGCGCCAGCTTGTTATTGAGCATCGGCGCATAGACATCCTGTGCGAGTACATCCTGCGCGGGGAGAATGGTGACCACGCCATGTGGTTCCACCAGGAGATGTTGGAGTGGCAGGACCAGCACGAGGAGGGGATGATCCTGGCCTTTCGTGGCGCCCGCAAGACCTCCTACCTGACCATTGCCCGCGCCATCCTTGAGATCTTGTGTGACGCTAACGTCCGCATCCTCTTCACGTCCGATGCAGCCGACCAGGCCAAGACCTTCCTTCGTGGTGTCAAGAGCCACTTTGAACAGAACGAGGAGCTACGTGAGGTCTTTGGTGACTACTCGTCCGGCGCTCCAAAGTGGGCGGATGGCGAGATCATAGTCAACAGGCGGACGGCTGTGGGTATGAAGGAGGGGACGATCACCTGTGTCGGTATGGAGACCGCTTTGCTAGGTAGGCACTTCGATGTCATCATCGCGGACGACCTCGTGACTGATGAGAATAGCCTCACCGAGGGTCAGCGGGAGAAGGTCAAAAACTTCTATTACAAGACCCTCCTCCCTGCCCTAGAGCCGAAGGGTCGCCAGTGGATCATCGGCACGCGGTGGCATGAGGAGGACCTCTATGGCTGGCTTGGAAAGGAAGACTTCAAGGGTCAGACGTACAGGCTGGGCATCCTGGATGAGGAAACCGACCATTCGATCTGGGAGGAGGTCTTCCCCACCGAGAGGATGCACCGCATCCGGCGCGGGTCGCTGTCTGCCTTCGAGCTTCAGTGGATGTGTCGGAGTGGCGTGAACTTTGGTGGCATCTTCAGCGAGGACCACTTTCGTTTCTACGAATACCTACCAGCCGAGGTGTTCAAGTGGCAGGGCGTTGACCTCGCGGCCGGGCAGAAGTCAAGGAATGACTTCTTTGCCCACGTTTCTATCGCCTGTTGCAAGAAGACGAGACGGGTCTTCCTCTTGGACTTTGTAGAGACGAGGCTGCCATTCCCGAAGCAGGTCCATCTCATCAACCTGAAGTTCCGTAAGCACCCCCAGACGGTTCGCATCGGCATCGAGGCCAACGCCTACCAGGTGGTCTTAGCTCAGATGGTCCAGCACTGGTTCCCGGATGTACCCGTGGTCCCACGCTGGACGCTGAAGGATAAGGTGGCGCGCGCCCAGCAACTTGCTACAGTGGCGGGGGAGGGTGGGCCATTCTTCATTCACCGCAACCACACCAAATTCCTGCGGCGGATGGTGGCCTTCCCTCACGGGCCTAAGGACCTGTTCGATGCTTTCGACATTGCAGTGGGCATGGCATTGCGCGGGGTGAGGAAGCGGCGGGAGAAGGAGCCGGGATTGCTTTGACGTTTGATGGCAGTGTATAGTAGGTCACGATCTGCCCAATGCTAGGGCAACAACTAGAGAAGAGGAGACAACGACATGTCCAGCACAGTTGGAGCCCGCTACGCGGCGGGGCAAGTCCAGGCGACAGGCGCCATCCTTTACGTCCACAACGTCGGTTTCAAGCCGAGGGCATTCCGGATCACGAACCTGACGAACTCCTGCCAGGTCGAAGGGAGCGAGGCTCTCCCAGTCGGGACGAACCTCTTCCGCGTGGCGGCAGGTGACCTCTCCGTGATCACCAGCGCGCCCGCGGTGCACACCGATGCCAACGGCAACTCGGGTCTCAAGATCCCGATCCTTGCCCATATCAATGACACCACAACCGAGATGCTCATGTGGGAGGCGTGGGGCTGAGCCCCACGAGAGGTGGACCATGACACGAATTACCAAAGACAAGTTCTCCGGTGGCGCTGGCGTGGCCACCGGTGATCTGGCGGATGACCTCCGCGATGTTGCCGACGACCTGGCATCGGTGAAGGCTGGGGCATCCATTGCGGCCGGGGCGGTTTCTGCTACCGCTGCCGCTGACATTGCCGCTCTGGCGGCGCCTGGCCCAACAGCAGTGACAACCACGGACATCGCGGCGGTGGCTGCACCGGGGCCTGCTCCGACGGTCGTGGTCGACGTGGGTGAGACCTACGGCGTGGCCGATGGCCTGATCATTGGGGCCCCGACCAACCCGAGCACCCAGGCAGTCGACCCTGGGGCGGTCATTGAGTGGAACGTGAACATCCCCGCCGGGTACGCCTTCGCCAACGCGGTCGGCATGTACTGGGCGGCCCAGGTCGACTTCAAGGTGTCCACCGGTGCGAAGCGCATGGACATCGCCCAGGCCATGTACGCCTGGATCGTGATCAAGGAGAACGGCGCGGGCGTGGTGGCGATGCACGTGGTCCTGGGGACGGCGGCCGCTTTAGGGGCCGAGGTCATCCCAAACGACGCCGCAATCGACGCCAGCGTGACGCACGCTCGTTGGTGCAAGCTGGCCCTCTGCCACGCGAGCCGGACGGCGGATGCCGTGGTCGGGTGTACACAGGATCCGTCCTTCATGAAAAAGTGGGGCGGGGCCGGGACGACCCTGATCAACGACCTCAAGGCGAAGTACAACGTGGCCGTGACCGCCATCGCCGAGCTGGTGACGTTGGCGGGGACCGTTCGCACCATGGCCAACGACCTCAAGGCGAAGTATAACGTCAATGTGACGGCCGTGGCGGAACTCCAGACCGTCGGGGGTACGCTTCGCACCCTGGCCAATGAGGTGAAGGCTGACCTCGCCGAGGCGCGGGCGATAGCCAACGAGGTCAGGACGGACCTGAACGCCCTCGGCTCTGCGACCCTGAAGACGACCAAGGGTTAGCCGGGGCGTTCGTAACCCGAAGTTGGGGCGGGGCGCCTCCGCCCTCGGAGGTGGCCTTGAAGACACCCTCTGCCTCAAGCATTGTTCTCGACGCTATCGACAAAGGCGGCGTCCGTCGCGAGGTACGCCTTCGCGCCGTACCAATCGGCCCGTCCCCGGCTGCGATCCGGAAGGCGGAGGCCGAGAGCGATTCTCCAGACGCCGCCACATCCAACGCCGACCAGCAGGACCCGTTCGCCAAGGTGTCCCTCGGCCAGCTGCGCCTGATCGATCCGCCATACCCGTTGCAGTGGCTTAGCTCACAGCGGGAGAACAACACGGAACTTGGTCAGTGCATCCGGGCGATGGTCGTTAACACCGTGGGCTTTGGTTGGACTATCCGCGAGCGCCCGATGGCTGAGGGGGTCCGCTCCGATCTGTCGGTCGATATTGAAGCGGAGCGCCTTGTGTTGCAAGCCAAGCTAGAGGCTGTTCACCCGACTGAGTCCCTGGACATGATCTTGGAGAAGGTTAAGGACGACCAGCATTCTTGCGGCAACGGCTACGTGGAAATGATCGAGGACGCCACGGGGGAGCTGGTCGGCCTCAACCACGTGGTGGGGCACGCCGTTCGTCTGACCGAGAAGATGCCACGGCCAGTGAAGGTCAAGATGAAGCTGGTCCAGCCAGCCCAGAACTTTGAGCTGGCGGACGTCCCGATGTGGCATCGGTTCAGGCGTTTCGCCATGGTGTCTGGCACAGGGAAGGTGATGTGGTTCAAGGAGGCCGGGGACCCCAGACCGATGGACAAATGGACGGGGGAGTTCGCGGACATCATACCTACCCAGCGTAGGGCAACCTCGCTCCTTCATTTCAAGGGCTACAACCCGCTGTCCGCCTACGGGGTCACGGGGTGGATAGGCAACCTCTTCTCTATCCGAGGCAGCCGACGTGCCGAGGAGATCAACTTCAACACCCTTACCAACAATGCTATCCCCTCCATGTTCGTGATCGTGGAGAACGGCGCATTGACCGAGGCTTCCATCGACCGTCTACAGAAGTGGACAGAGGAGCAGGTACAGAAGGGTATGAACTATTCCCGGTTCCTGATGA